CAGCTCATATGATGAGCAAATAAATGAGTGGATAGAGGTAGTGGAAAATATGATAGATAATTATACTGGTAGAAATTTTATAGCAGACACCGAAGCCTCAGTGAGGAATTATGATGGAGACGGGACGCACGAGCTTTTAATAGACGATTGTATTGAGGTTGAAAAAGTAGAGATAGGCGACACCGAAGATGAAAAAGAAGAAATAGATCCAGATTATTATTACGTATATCCCTACAATGAGACGCCAAAAACCAGAATTTATTATGACGGAATATTTACATATGGCCACAAAAACGTGTACGTGACAGCTAAGTGGGGATATTCAAGCGAATGTCCAGCAGATATTAAATTGGCAGCAACCATATTAGTTTCTCTTATCATAGAAGAAGCCTGGCAATCAGAGGGAGAAACACAAACAGAAAGCATTGGTTCATACTCAATAACATATAAGAAAACGGAGAAAAATCAGAGTAAGTTTGAAATGGCAAAATCAATTTTAGATAAATATAGAAAAATACAGGTATGACAATACAAAATTTTTACACTACGCCATTTTATACAAAAAGGCTTAAAGATGATCAATCAGCCTATGAGGATTATTTAACAGGAAAATATTGCCATATCCAGCAATCAGAAGGAGAGCCGGTTGAGTTGGACGATGGAGCATTCTATATTTTATACGATATGTGGTGCGACATTATGGATATACAGGTTGGGGACCAAGTTATCACGAGTTCAAATACTTATCAGGTAAAAGAGGTAAAAACTTTTGATATGGGAGGGAATCCTCATATGGAAATAGTATTAGCTCTACCAATATGATAAAGATAGAAATAAAAAATATAGACCAGTTGCTTGAAGCCTATGGAAAGGTTGGGGACATAGTAAGAAAAGAAATGAAGGATGCATTAAACAAATCTGCTGCGGTTGTGGAAAGATCAGCAAAAAGGAAAACACCAGTTGACACAGGCACATTAAGAAGATCTATACAAAAACCAAGAAGGGTAAGAGCTGGAGACAAACAGGTATATGTGGGAAGTAATGTGAAATATGCCCTGCCAGTTCACGAAAAATTAAATGTATTTCATAAAGTCGGTGAAGCGAAATTTTTGGAAAACGCTTTATTAGAAAATGAGAAAAAATGTATTAGATTTTTCAAACAAATGATAGATAATATAATAACTAAATTAGCAAAATACAGATGAAGCAAAATTACACAGACTTAAAAGAAGTTATAATAAATAAATTAAAAAGCCTACAGATAGATGGTGAAAATGCATTTGTAGATGTTTATGGAGTTAATCCAACAAAGCCATCTGGATTCCCCTGTGCGGTTGTTTTGGAAAGTGCCGGAGAAGGAGAGCTTATAGACACCGCCCGAAATGAGAGAGTGCTGGAATTTAAGGTAAAAATTATTCAAGAAATGGGAAATAAATCTCCATTAGAGGCTTCACAGAAAAGATTAGAAATAACAGATGCAGTTATGGAAATGTTTGACCAAGATCCGCAACTAAAAGTTGATGACGAGACAAGCGTTGTTAGAGTTAATGTGACACCAATAAGTTTTGACGAAATAATAAAAGATCGGACTATTTTTGAAAGCGAATTTTTAGTTCAATGCGTCATTTTGGTAAAAAGGTATCCTACATCTTAGTTAAATTATAGAATTATGAAAGTTAAAAACATTTCAAAAAAAGATTTGGCTATTCCCGGCATAGGAATAGTGAAAGCAGGAGAGATAATTAATGTCCCAAAAGGATTTTACAATGCCAACTTTGAAGTAGTTGGTGACAAAAAGGTCGAAAAAAAGGTTGAGAAAAAAATTGATAAGAATAACAAATAGGCTATGACTAACTATTTATCAGATCAACAATACCTCGCTATTAAGGTAGAATCTACTGAGAATGTGCCAGTTAAGCCGGATATATTTATTCCTCTAATAAGCGAGGATGTAAAATCCAACTTAAACAGATCGCCTGATAGCAGGATGTCAGGATTGATATGGAAGGGAGACAATTTGTTAAAAGGAAGGCATACCCACGAGGGAACAATTGAAGTTTATGCAGATCCAGACACTTTAGGGCATATATTTAATATGCTTTATCAAAAATCCTCAACAACAGGAGATGCAAATAGTGGGTATACGCATTCCTTTGTTCCCGGAAGTCCAGACAGCTATACCATAGAGATAGCAAAAGGACTTTATGCTCAGCGATATTGGGGAGTAAAGGCAGATAGTGTAAAATTGGAGTTTGACAACAACAAATTGAAGGCAACGATAGATATTAAGGCTGTGGGGCAGTTTAGTGTAGCTACTTTGGCGAATGATTTAAGCGGAGCAGTGACATCAGCTGTTTTAAGTCAGGATTATGTTTTGAAACCAACAGAAGGACTTGCAGTTGGCGATGTAGTTGTTATTGGGGGCGTAGAGGTGACATTAACTGGAATAGGAGATGATGGAGTGACTATAGAATTTAGTGAAACAAATATAACTGCCTCAGCTGGAGATCCAGTATATCTTAAGAGACAGACTTATTCAGATGAAGGATTAAGAGATCCATTTCTGGAAGGGAACACATTGATTGGATTGGGAAGTGATATAACCGCAGCCGAGACAGCAGCATCATCGATTGATACAGCTACAGCAATGGAAGGATTTACAATCACACTTAAGAACAATCTTTATCAGCAACCAGCATCAGGGAAACACGATCCAATTAAACTACTCCCACGAGTAAGAGAAGGACAGATTGAAACCAAGAAGTTATTTGATGGAGTAGAACAACATCAGAAATGGTTAAATAATACCCAGCAAGCATTGGTGTTGATATCTAAAGGAACATTTATCAAGTCAGACAGAACAACTTGGGAGCAGCTAAAGATGAAATTCTATAATGTTAAATTAAATCCAAACTCCAATCCATTGGAAGTGGGAGAATACATCTACGACGAGCAAACCTTTGAGGTTCTATATAATAGAACCGAAGGAAAGGCCGTTGAAATTGAATTAGTAAATAGAACATCAGGAGATAACTACTAAATTTATGGAGAGAGAAACAAAAATAATCACAACCCCAGTTGATGGGCATAAAGTTGAGCTTAAATCATATATAATTGGGAGAGAATTAGAAGAAATTGACGATGTTTTGTATGAAGAGATGAAAATGTCAGCAATAGTAGAAGGACAGAAAAGGGGAGCTAATATTGATTTTAATAATGCCAGATTTATCAGAAAGCAATTGCATAAAGCAATTGAGATATTGGTAGTATCAGTTGATGGATCAAAAGAAAATGTATTGGACAAAGTTTTGAATATGAAGAAAGACGACTATCTATTTGTGGTGAATGAAATAGACAAAATAACCGGAAATAAGGAAGACGGAAGCCCAGAGCTTAAAAAAAAAGAGCAATAAAGAAAATGAACATAGCTCTGATTTGCTATAAAATGGGCTGGGATTATCACACTTATATGAATCAGCCAACTTGGTTTATTAGGCTAATCGCTGATATTATACGTAAACAATACGAAGATGATAGTGCAAAAATTACAAATTTTGATAGAGGAATGAGAAGGGCAGGAATGGCCGCAACTGCTATGGGAACGGCTATAACTGCAGCTATGGGACTTGCAATTAGGGAAAGCGCTAAGGCAGAGGGTTCAATTAATAAGTTTAATACAGTATTTGGAGAACATGCAGATGATATGATGGATTTTGTCAAGAATTTGAGAAAAGAAATGCCAACAGCAACCCACGAAATAATAAGAATGGCCTCAGATTTACAAGATTTGCTTGTACCAATGGGCATCGCCAGAGATAAAGCAACTGAATTGTCAAAAGGATTTTTGGATGTAGCAAATAAAATAGCCGCTTTTAATGATGTAGATCCAACAGAAGTATTAGAGGCAATAAAGTCAGGACTTGCTGGAAGTTCAGAGCCATTAAGAAGGTTTGGAATAAATGCTCTTGAAAGTGCATTACAAGCAAGAGCATTAAAAATGGGATTAATTGAAGCCGATCAAAGTTTTAATGACTTAGAACCAGATGTTAGGGCGGCTATTAGAGCTCAAGCGTTATATGCACAAATAGTAGAGAATTCAAGTGATGCTATAAGTGGTTTTGAAGAAAATCAAGATAGCTTCTTAAGGCGTTGGCAAGAGTTGCAAGCAACTTTTAAAGATCTTCAAGTAATAATTGGAGATACATTAATACCAATTGTAGACGAACTTTTAAAGGAACACATTCTACCATTAGTAGAAAAAATTAAAGAGTGGACAGAAAAACATCCAGAATTAACAGGCAAAATAGCAAAATTTGCTGCAGTGGTAGGGGGACTTTTAACCTTTCTTGGACCAATATTGCTTATGTTGCCCGGAATAGCTACTGCTTTTGGATTATTATCAAGTCCAATAGGAGCAGTTATGGGAGCTATTACTCTTTTAACATCAGCAGTTACATTTTTAATAATAAGATGGAAAAAATTAGTAGAATCAATTAAGAAATTTGGCGGCATTGGAAAAGTTATAGGTTCAATAGGCAGAGCTATTGGTGGAATTTTTGGTATAGGAAAGAAACCAAGAATAGAAGGAAGCTTCCAAACCGGCGGAGTTGTGCCAAAAACAGGAATATATCAACTTCATCAAGGAGAAGTGGTAATACCAGCGGAAAGAAAAGTGGGAGACACTTTTGTTTTTCTAAAATCTTAAATATATGGATAGTATAAAATTTGACAATGTAGAATTAGTAAATGCGACTTATCACTTAGAGGTTGCTAAACACCTCTCAATGCCAGAGCGTGAAATATTTACAAGCAAAAGGGGTGCAAGCAACGGAGAACTTATTTTGTCAGATTTTTTTAGAGCAAAAACGATTATTGTTAAAGGAGTTATAACAGCAGACAATCCGGCAGAATTGGTACAGAGAGCGAATGATTTAAAAAAATTGCTTGCTTCAACTGATACTATTCCCACAACACTAAAAAACCTTGATATTACACCGCCAGATGGAAATACAATAAGATATAAAGCTATTTGCACGAAACTTATTTTTAATCAGGAATTTTACAATACACACCACGTGCCATACGAGGCTGAATTTTTTGTTCCAGATGGCTTTGGATATGATCCAAACACAATAACCGTAGAAAAAACAAATATTACAACCTCGCCATATGAATTTTATTTGACAATAACTGGATCTATTGGGTGCTTGCCAACAATAACAATAACAAAAACAGCTGGGACGGTCAGTAAAGTAAAATTTCAGAATTTGCAAAGCAACAACTATATAGAAGTTGAGAATGCCCTTGATGATGAATTGGTAATAGATGAAAAAGAAATGATATGCCAAGTTGGCGGATTAGATGTAGATTTTAATGGCGTATTCCCGAGATGGTATACGGGAGAAAATGCAAATTGGATTAGATTGATAACAACCGGAAGCGGATATACTTTGAATTTAACTATTGAATATAATCCATTATATCTGTAAATATGCAGAGATTTTTATATAAAATTTACAACCGCAGCGGGAATTTTGTAAAAATTTTAAATGATGTAGTAAACACCCCAGAATTTACTTACTCAATAAATGGTGGGCTGGGAGAAGTTGTGCTTGAATTGGACAGAAAAGTTGGAGATTATGGGGAAGGATCTGATTTAGATTTAAATTATAAACTTGAGATCTACTTAAATGACGATTATAACGAAAACACATTAATATATACTGGATATCTAACAGCATTTGAGCCAATTTTAAAAGGTGGAAGGGAAAGTGTAAGGGCAATCTTTTTGCCGAATATAGCAAAATTAAATAATGAATTCTATAGAAGCGGAACAAGCGTAAAGGATGATTTTAATATTACGCATACAGACACAAGAGTTGGAGAAATTTTTAAGGCCATCTTAACAAATCACAGAAATCTTGTCTCCACAATGTATATATCAAATGACTTTTCTGATATTGATGCCGGAAATGAAACAGACGTAATAACCATAGAGTTCAAAAAATTAAAACATATTGATGCTATAAAGCTTTTAGAGAAATATTTAGGTGATGGGTGGTTTTGGTATATAGACAGCGCTGGAAAGTGTCATTTGAAAAAAACATCTGACGAGCCGGATCATTTATTCATATTTGGCAAGCACATAACAGAATTTGAGGGATATAAACACATAGAAGATGTGATAAATTCTTATTTTATATGGAATGGAGAAAAGACAGGAAATGTGGTAGATAATTACTACAGCGACGCAACAAGCCAAGCAGCTTATGATGCCATATCAGAAATACTTATAGACAGCGGAATAGTCAGCGACAGCATGTCAGATATAATAGGAAATGCCAAAATAGCAAAAAGTAAAGATCCAAAAAGAAAGGTTAAAATGGTAATATCAGGGAAGGATTATGACATAGCAAGCATAAAACCCGGCGACACTTGTAAGATTTTAAACATAGACGCAAACCAGACGATTTTTGAAAATAACATGGTAATATACCAGATACTTTACAGAGCAAATGGAGTGGAGATCAGTTTAATGGATGTAGACACAAAACCGATCTTAACAACAGAAAATAAATCAAAAGAAGCCGAAAGCGTTGGGGGAGTGACAGCAGAAATGATAAAAGATGCCATTGTTAAGTCCGATGTTGGGTGGAAATGGGAAGGCGATGTTTTGGTTGCTCAGTTTAAAAATACAAATGGCGACATAGGCGGGAAGATGTATGGAGATATTATTGGAGAAGAGCCAGTAACAACATTAGGAACGAATTGTTTTAGAATAATGCCATTAAGTAATGGGAAAGATGGAGAAATACTTCTTTTTGCAAAGGATGGTTCTGGGGGTTTAAGATATAGTACATTTATAACTCATAATGAGGATTATGTAGAAGGAGTAGATGCCTATTCATTTCATAAAGGAGATCTATCAATATCATCTGGGAATATATATCCTGATATAGAGCATGTAATTTGGGTTGGAGATAGTATTATCCCAATGGATGATGGAGTGAGAAATTTGGGCAGTCCAGATTATAAATGGAAAAATGTATATGCTGAATCAATAACCGGAACATTTGTCCCAGAGGGTGATTTAGACATGGATGGCAATAAAATAATTAACTTAGGGACTCCAACGAATAGCAGCGATGCAGCTACAAAGGGTTATGTGGATAGTGCAGTTAGTGCATACCTTCCACTTTCTGGAGGCACAATGACTGGAGATATAGATATGGGTGGAACAAGTAAAATAACAAACTTACCAACTCCAGTAAATAATAGTGATGCTGCCACAAAAGAATATGTAGACTCAATTAGTGTAACAGAAACAGATCCACTTTCAATACATTTAGACGGATCAAATAGTCCAACGGCTGATATAAACTGGGGAAATAATAGAATAACAAACCTGGCCACTCCAATAAATGCGAGCGATGCGGCAACCAAAGATTATGTAGATTCGGCCGATTTTCTACCACTTGCAGGTGGGACAATGTCTGGAAATATTAACATGGGAGCAAATAAAATAACCAACTTAGGAACACCTGTTAATGCAAGTGATGCAGCCACGAAGGATTATGTAGATTCTGCGGCTTTTCTGCCTATAGCAGGCGGAACAATGAGTGGAGATATAGACATGAACGACTATGATATTCTGGATTGTGGGACCGGCGAAATAACAAGTTTGCGAACAAGTTATATTTGGAATTCAGCTGGGACCAAATTATTTGCTACCCTGACAGGAGATTTTTTCCAATTTAACAGATATTTTGTCCTAGCAAGCAATTCATCTGATCCATCTAGTCCAGTAAACGGATTGTTATATTATAATACGACATATGATGAATTTAGAATTTATTTAGCCGGGAATTGGTGGAGAGTTGATCTAACACTGGTATAGAACCTATGAGGAAAATTTTGTATACAATACTTACTTTATCAATTTTGATAATTATAATAAACGGAATTAAGCTGATACAAATAAAAAGGGAGCAAATGCCAATAACCTTTATAGATTTAGAATCATATAAAACATTTAGAATCATATAAAACAGCGAAATATTTTAAAGGAACAATAGGGGGAATATGTATAGATTATGCCAACAGATTTAAAAAGCTATATCCAGACACAAAGGTCGAAATAGTCAAATTAGAAAAAAATAGTCATGCAAGGGTGCTTATATATGAAGATAAAGTGGTCAAGATCTACACAGATAGCAACAGAATAGCGCCCGGAATAATAGATACTTGGTATGAACTCAATAGTAAGTAATTTAGCAGATTATGGAGTGGCTACTCTCGCCATTGGGGTTTTAATCCTAACAATTAGCTTATTCCTTTCATTCTTGAG